AAATCAGAAAAGATTAATAAGAGCGAGCCAGACCACGCACCTTACAGCGTGATATACCACCGTATGCAAGTGGTTCAAGAAGTAATATCTTCGATAAATGAAGGAATCAAATTATCCCCTAGACATGTGGCACATTCTGGGCAGATGTATTACATTGACAAATACATGAATGAGGGTATGGAGTTAAAAGAAGCAGTGGAAGCTATGCTGGATCGTTTTGGAGATGTAAATACCACCAGCCACCCCCACTCTTACAATCGTAAATTAAAAAGAATTATGAATAAATATAACGCATATAAAAAAGTTGAGGACTAATAAGAAGGAGGAACAGGGCGGACTGTTCATGGATAGTTCGCCCGTACCATTATGAAATTATATAAAATGTATCAAGACATGCAAGAACATAGCTGCGAAACACCAGAAGAATTATATCGTCTATGCGAAGAATCGAAAATAACAGCAGAAGCTATGTTAGTAAAACGTTGGCATTATAGAACTAAACTGTTCCGTGAGAGTTCTAAAAATCTTGCTGGTATTATAAAACGAAACAGTTATATGCTAGACGAAATAGAAGAGGCACTAGCCTATTTTTTTTACGAGCCTGCTGAACATTTGTTCGCATTCGAGCTTATACAATTGCTAAAACGTGATTTTGAAGTATCAAAATATGATGACTTGGAAGATTATTTAGCATATGTAATAGGTGGTTTGCAAGGGCGATCAGGTATGCTATTGCTAGAAATGGGAGGTATAGAAAATTGTCACCTTTTGAATTAGAAGTGGAATTTTTAAATAAAATTAATCAGCTGGAAGAGCACATCGAACACATGAGTTACACGAATGAGTTATTATATGATAAGGAGTATCACCAGTACATTATAAGTGAATACACAAAAATTATTACCGAATTAAATGAAAGCAACCTCAATGAGCTAGACAAGATAATCTTGATAGACCGCATAACAGTGGCGTTTAAAGAGAATTTCTTAGACATTGTTTAGCCTATACTTTAAAGGGCTTATTATTTTTTTGACTTTTAACACCTTAAAAGTATTGACCGTGGACCCAATATAGTGTATTATTATATATAACACCCTTGAGAAAATTCCCTCACTTTAGTGGGGGAGATGAATTAAGAAGAAGGTGGTTGGCTTTGCTAGGAGGTGGAACAAATGAAATATACATTTTATAAAGGGCAAAAATTTAGAATTTATCCAACGGACAATCAAATTCAATTTATTCATCAAAACGAAGGAAACGCCCGCTTTGTATGGAATACATTATTAGCCTATTTAATTGAAAGCTATGAAAAAGATAAAAACTTTAAGTTCCCAACGAAAAATGAATTGACTAGAATGATCCCTTCTTTAAAAGGTAAACATGAATTTTTAAAATATTCTGAATCGTCAAGTTTACAATTTGTTGCAGAAACATTACATGACACTTTCGTAAGGTTCTTTAACAAGAAAGCAGGGTTTCCGAAATTTAAGCGTAAAAGTTATAGCGGTTCTTTTACCATGAAAGAAAACCACAATAACATCAGAAAAGAATCAAACCATTTCTTTAAAATACCAAAGATAAACGGGTTATTAAAATCACAACGTATTAAATTGGATGGTAAAATCAAAAAAGCAACTATTAGTTTTACCCCTAGTGGTAAATATTATATGACAGTTTTAGTGGAATGTGAAAGCCAAACATTACCTAAGACAGGAGATAAAATAGGTATCGACATAGGATTAATTGATTTTGCGGTTCTCTCTAATGGCATCAAGGAAAAAATGCCTAAGTTTCACAATCAATATAAACACAAACGATTAATGTGGGAACGTAAGTGTGCAAGACGAAGAACATTAGCTAAGCAACGTTTGGGAGATAATTGGCGTAATTCTAAGAATTATCAAAAAGCACGTCAAATGGTTGCTAAGTATCGTGAAAAAGAAGCTAATCAACGAAGAGATTTTCTTCAAAAATTATCCACTTATTTAGTTCGTTCATATGATGTAATTGCCATTGAAGATATTAAATCGTCAAATTTAATGAAAAATCTCAAGTTAGCTGAATCAATTATGCGTTCATCATGGCGAATGTTTAGAGAGATGTTAGCCTATAAATGTGAACGATATGGAAAAGAATTAATTATCGTTAACCCTAAAGACACTACACGAATTTGTTCCGCTTGTGGAGTCAATGGTGGTAAAAAGGAATTATCCATTAGAGAATGGCAATGTCAAGCGTGTTACACATTGCATGACCGAGATATTAATGCGGCTAAGAACATTTTAAGCAAAGGGTTAGTATTAACTCAATAAAAAAATAAACGGTCTGGGACAGACCTTAGTAAAATAGACAAGTAAGACTATTCTGTTTAATTCATTTAATGGATTGGATAAAATAGCAATGTTGTTCCTAGAAAAGTTCTGGCTAAACAGTCAGAAGCTCGTTACTTTAGTGATAAGTAGTTCACACGTTAAAAGTATTGACCGCAAGTCTAATATAGTGTATTATAGATGTAGAGTTAAAAAACACATGAAAAAGAAGGGGAATTTTGAATGAGTACAGATAGAGTGACAATTAATTTTGACTTCGATTTTGACTATATTCTTGAAGATAAGAATATTGACGGATTGAGTTTAATCTTCAATTCAAAAGATAAAAACATCTTAAAAGAACGTATTGCTAATACAGTGCTAGAAGCAATGGATAGTGCAGTAAGCAAGCGATACCCTGCATTAAATGTTAAATACGTAAGTGCTGAAATGAATCCTATTCAACAGCAAGAAGTACCAACTAGCGAAATAGTCCCTAATGAGGACTTTTTGCGACAATTCGCCAACCAAAACATTCAAAGTACAGAGGCAGAGGACTCTGAAATTGAAGAAGTCCAAGAGGTAGAAGAGATTCAACCTGTTGAAGAAATTAAGCCTAGCGAAGAATTTCAAAACGAACCGAAGACAATGGAAGAATTTGTGGCTGAAAATGAAGATTTGGATAAAGAGGATAATGAAGATTCAGTTATTCCTTTTCCAGAAGTTGAAAAGAGTGATGAGCCAGACGGTACACCACAATTAGATGAAATAATTATTGCATTAGCAGAGAGCATTAGTAGCAACTTGTTCAAACTAGAATCATTGAATCGGGAGAATGTTAATGTATACGTTAATGATGTCACGTGGTTGTCATATCGTGAAGAATTGGAACAATTATTAGATATTGATATTCAGCCTATCCCAGACGACATGGTTCACATGCTAGAAAATATTAATCATATCGCATACGTTATTAGTTACCAAGACGGTAATACATTGAGACGTATGAAAGTTACGTATGACGATTTAAAACAATAAAAAAATAAACAAGGTTTAGGAAAAGGAGTTATAACTATGGCAGAAAATGAACAGCCTTATAGCGAATTAAAAGGCGGTACAGCCCGCTTTAAAATCACAGGACGTGTAAAGATTGATGAAGACTCACTACCAGGTGCACAGCAAAAGGAAGGTAGCACATGGCGACACGTCAATTCATCATTCCGTGTACAAACAGATGAGGGCAACTCAATTTATGTAAGAATCTGGGGCGGATATAAAACAGACAATCCAATCTTATACAAGCTTAGTGCTGATCGAAGCGAGGGTATGATCAAAGTAAAATGGGATAGCCGTAAAGAGCCAAGCGTGCTAGAAAAAGTATCCAACGCTTCACTGTTACGTGCCACACTTGAAAAAGATGAAAGTGGCAAACGTATCACTAAAGAATTTTTATCAGAGATTGACTTTGAAGAATACTTGCAAGAACACTTGCATGACAATCAACTTGTTACTTTGACTGGAGATGTTGAGTACAGTGAGTATCAAGGAGAAGTTCAACGCCGATTCAACTTAAGAAATGTATACATGGCAGAGCCATATGAAAAAGACGGAGAGACAATTGAGCCACAACAAGAATCATTGCTCTACCAAACGTATATTGTAGATAGCGATTCTGTTTCACGTAGAGCGAACAAAGAGTTGGAAGACAATGGAGAAACAACTATTAACGCTTTTGTCCCTCAATACGTATCATCTGCTAACATTGGTGGGAAATATCGTGAGTTGAAGAAGGCAGTTCCTTACCCACAAGGCTTAGTTATTCGAGTGAAGAAAAAATCTGATGGCACTGATGACTTAGAGCTTAAGCAAAAATTAGTTGAAAAAGTATTCGGGGTATCACGTGGCACAGTTCGTGAGGTAACCACATCTAATAAAATTATTGAAGGCTACAACGAAAGCACAGTGGACAATTTAGAAGATGTTATGAGTCCAGAGCTACGCGAATTAGTTGAACTGGGAATCATGACAGAGGAAGAAATCAAAGAACAAACATCTATTCGAGGAAACAAAATAAGTGAAATTGAATACAAGGGTGTGAGCACACGCAAGAACCCTGACACTGGAGAGGTGCGCCCTGCTATCTTTGATGACAAGTATACAGAAGAAGCATTGGTAAGTCCGATTGCTAAACTTGAAGATGAAGTGTTAGACGGGAGTTATGAAGAAACTTATGACGATGATGACACTGTATCAGAAGATGATTTAGAAGCATTCTTTGGATAGACAAAGAGAAGGGAAAGGGAATTAGTTAAATGGGATTATTTAGAAAACCTGCTAAAAAGAAAATTGGTCTTAAAGCATTAGTGGTTGGAGAGCGTGGAGTGGGTAAAACCCGCTTTGCTCTTACCTTCCCAGACATTGCAGCATTAGACTCTGAAAATGGTATGACATTCTATGAAGATACCGAAGACGGAGCAAACTTGAAACTAGTAGCAAACACACAATCATTCTATGATTTAGAAGATAGTATTGATGAGATTTCTGACGTGGCGGAAGATGAAGGTATTAAAACGATTGTGATTGATTCTGAAACGAAATTCTATTCAAACATTCAAGAGACAATTATGAACGTTGAAGAGAAGCGTGCTAGACGTAAAGGACGAGACGTATTAGATGCCAACCTATCTGTTCGTTCATGGGGTAAGATTAAACAGATTTCTGAAAAGCTACAAAACAAAAAGATTGACTTATCTTCACAAGGAATTAATATTGTTTCAGTTTCACAGATTAAAGATAAGAAAGAAAAAGTTGGCGAAGATTTTCAAGTTGTTGGCTTTGATATTGTAATGAGTCGTGGAGCTGACTATGACTATGACTTAATCTTAAAACTCTTTACAGAAGAAGATGGGACAGACATCAGCTATAAAGGAAAAGTCTTAAAAGACCGTACAGGGACGTTCAAAACTGGAGAGATTGTAGACAATCCGACTTATGACCTATGGGCAGACCGAGTCGAGAATGGTGGAGAGAAATTAGATACATCATACTCAAATAATAAAGATGAAGATAAGTATGAAGAAGAAGTGGAAGAAGAAGGCAAAACAATCGTAGATAAAATGAAAGACTTAATCTCTAATGCTGATAAAGAAACAAAAGAGAAAATTGGGGAAGAGTTAAAATCAGCTAAGATCCCGCCAGGAGCAGATAAACTAACAGCTAAAAAAGCTAAAAAACTAGAAGAAATCTACGAAAAGTTTGCAGGATAATTAATTAGGACAACACAAGGGACTCTGAATTAATTAGGAGCAAAAATTAATGCGGAGTTTTACTAACCGAACAGGGGATAAAGTTGAAGTAACACAAAAACATTTAGATAACGCACTAGCCATTTATGAAGAACTAAGTAAGAACAGTCCAAGTGGGAAAGTTAGTTGGCGGAAGTTAAAGAAAATGATGATTGAAGATGGCTTTGAGAATGCTGAATCTAATGAATCATATAGACAACTAATCAAGCGTGAACGTAAAGAGCAAGGTAAATTACCGAGCGTTGAGAAGCATGCAGATATGCTAGCTGATAATAAGATTAAGTCCATTCAAGAAGAGATTGGAGAAATGCGATCATCTAAACGTGAAGCACAAGACCAATACCTTAAACTGAATAGACTTAAACGAGAAATTATTAGAGATAATGCAGTCTTAAAAGAATTAGTAGAAGCCGTTGAGTCTAACCCATTACCAGAAATGAAAGATATTAGACCAATGTTTAGTGGGGAAGATGATAAGAAAACATTAATTGTCTGCTTGTCAGATATTCACTATGGAGCAGTTGTAAGAGAGTTTGGCTATAGCTATTCATCTAAGATAGCAGAAACAGTTATGCAATATTACTTACAAAAAGTAATTAGAATTGCAGAAGACAACTTAGTAGAAACTATTCATGTTATCGGCTTAGGAGATTACATCGAGCATATCACTATGCGAAACGATAATGTATACATGGCAGAAATGACATGGAGTGAACAGGTTGTAGGTGTATCACAACTAGTATCTAATTTTCTTATTCAATTAGCTAAGTATTTCAAAGTAAACTATACAGCTATTGCAGGAAATCATGACAGGGTTGCAGGTAATAAAAGTGACAATATCTATGGGGATAGTGCTATCACTATATCGAATGAGATTGTTAAAAGTACAACTCAACATGTAGAGAATATCACGTGTATTAAGACAGATGAGTATCACTATTTACTAGAAGTCAATGGCTTCAACTTCCTCTTTATTCATGGAGATCGTACAAGTATTAAGCCAAAAGATATTTTGGGAAGAATGTCAGTGTTACATGACAAGCAAATACATGCACTAATTTCTGGACACGTACACCACTTCACAATGAGAGAATGTGGCTACCAGAAACACGTTGTATCGTTTGGCTCAATCAAGGGAAGCGATAGTTTTTCAGTCAAGATTGGTTCAACAGCTCAACGCTCACAAGGTGTAATTATTGTCAGCGAAGATGATTACGAAATTAGAAAAGTAAACTTATAAATAGGGTGGGTAGGAATAATGAGTAAATACTATACAGCACAAGAACTTGCTGAAAAAGCAGGAGTAACAACATCAACTGTATACGCATGGAAGCGTAAAGGGAAGATACAGGAAGAACACCCTGACGGGAGCAAGACAATGATGTTTTCACAAGAACAACTAGACCATATACTTAATGGTACAACACCTAGAGGTTCAAGTAGAGAACTGGACGAATCATTAACTTGCCACCATTGTGGGAAGAAGATTACTCAATCAAACGACTTAGTCATTAAACCTACCCGTATTTCTAAAAGTAATGGTATCAAATATATGGAGCGATATTATCACTTTGAGTGTATGAAAGAATACAATGAAGAATTAAATGTTGAGCTAGAAGAACAACAAGAAAATTCATGGTGGGATAAGGCTTATATGCTAGCTAAAGATTGGCTAGACTTAGAGCCAGGTCAAAATTTAAGTAGATATTTTGTACTTAGATTAAAAGGATTACGTATTGGGAAGTACATGCCCACAAATGACAACACACACATTACGAAACGTGGATATAGCTTTGAGGTTATCTATCGCACTATGCAACTATGCACACCTAGTGTACGGAAAGCAATGGCTGAGAAATCTTTTTCAGATGACAACCATAGAACCAATTACATCATGAGAATTATTGAAAGCAAAATTAACCTAGTCAATAGTCGTATCAAAGAAAGCGAAAAAGCAGAGCAGAGATTGAAAGAGGATACGCAGGATCAAGTTCAACGCAGGGCAGAATATAAACGCAAAAGTAACAAGAATAATAGTAAATTATCTAAGCTCGTTAGTGAAGCCGTGAGTGAGAGAGATAACCATGACGAGCTAGATGATTTATTCGATTAAAACATAACACAACAAACAGAAAGGAGGGCGATGATTGACAGATTTCAAAGATAGGCTACTGAAACAAAAGAAGCTAACTGAAATGCAATATGTTGTCAGCCTTTTTTCTGACCGTGATTTGTATGACGAATACAAAATACCAAGTGAACATATCACAAATAGCCATTGGCGATTCTACTATCGCATGCTAGAAGATATGATAGACAAGATGAACATCAATAAGATAGATGAGATGAACGTTGACTTGTATGTACAAGGACGGAATGATAAATTTCAGAAATTCTATAAGAATTGTGGTGGATATGACACTATACAAGAAGCCATAGACATTATAGAAACAGCTAATATCGGTACATACTATCATGAAGTATTGAGATATTCGGCAATCTGGAAATTATATAAAGCTGGCTTTGAGGTTGAGGATAACTGGGAAGACATTGAGAGTCTAACCTATGAGGAGCTAACTAATTACTATGAAGGTATGCTAGATGAGATATTCTCTAACATCGACATGGGACAAGATAAAGTCTTTGACATCAAAAGTGATGTTCGCACCATGATTAAGCGAGCAGATGAGGGAGTTTTACGTGGCTTACCTGTTGCAAGTAGAGCATTGAATGCTAAAACAAATGGTATGGCACTAGGAAATATCACTATGGTAGGTGGCATGAGTGGTGTGGGAAAGACATTCTTTACACTTAACCAACTACTACCTAGCGTAATTAAAGAAGGCGAAAAGATACTTATCATGTGTAATGAGGAAGATATGGGTAAATGGCAACAGGAAATAGTCACATGGGTAATCAATAACAAGTTTGATAAACACTTTGTCAAGTCAAGATTCTATCAAGGAGACTTTTCAAATGATGAAAAGCGATTATTGAAAAAAAGTGTTGAATGGCTGGAAGAACATATCGAAGATGGACTTATCAATTTTGTCAACTTTTCAATGTACTCAATGGATAAGGCGATACGATTAATTAGAAAATATGCAACACAATTTGATACCAAGTATTTCATTATTGATACTTTAAAACTAGATAACGATATTGGCTCAACTGTTACTGAAAATTCATGGCTACAACTACAACAGAACATGGTTAAGCTATACAACGTTATCAAGCCTAGTGAAAATAATTTGCACGTATGGGTTACGTATCAATTAAACAAAACAATGAAAAATAGATACTTAGATCAGTCGGCATTAGGTATGTCAAAGAACGTAGCAGATGTAGTATCAACATTAATTTTATTACGTGATGTGCTAGAAAGTGAGAAAGGTGCAAAAGGTATTAGTGTTAAAGATAAGCACACTATCGAGAAGCTAAGTGAGGATAGACAATACATGATTGCCTTTCTGGATAAGAACCGTCAGGGTTCAACACATGAGCAAGTGGTATGGGAAGTAGATAAAGGCAGAAACGTTATGAAGGATAAAGGTTACGCAAGAATATCACAAGACTATTAGGAGAGGTAGCACATGAAAAGAAAATTGTTTGAAATCACAACTAAAGAAGCATTGGAATATGTGTTAGAAGGTAAGATTGAACGTTTATACGTTAATGAGAAGGGGCAATCAACAACCGTTATTCGTTTGGCTTTAGATGCCAGAATTGAAATAGACGAAATCGACAGGTACTTTTGGTACATTTTAGGATAGATTAAAGCAAGAATCAGTAATTACTAACTAGAGGGTAGGGGTGTGAATGCAGGCAAAAGAACTAAAAGAATACTTGTATAAGCACCCTGATAAATTAATAAGTGTACTAGAACACTTTGGCTTTCACAAAATATCTATTACAACAGATGAGATTCGTTGTGCTAAGCCAGATGGAAGAAATGCAACGTCAGTAGCAGTTAGCTTGCAAGAAGAGCTATATGCTTCATGTTTCAGCAATAATTACAATGGCGACTTCTTAGGCATGATAGAGAATGTAAAAGGGTTTTCATTTTACACAATCATTAAATCAATTCATCATTATTTAGGATTGAAGTTAGACCATAAGAGCAATCACGTTGACCTGTTGGGAGATATTAGGAAGTATAAGAAGTCACATAAAGACAAACAAAATCAAAATGTTTTCTATCCTAAATCAGTATTGAATAAATACCTACCAATACCACATTTTGACATGATTAATGAAGGAATTGCACCAAGCACATTAAAGAAATTTGATATAAGGTTTGATCCAGAAAAGAGTCGCATTATCATACCACATATGGATTGGGAAGAATCTGATAAGGTGGTAGGGATAGTTGGCAGGCATGCAATGCGAGCCGATTTACTAGAAGACTTAGGTATACCGAAATATTGGAACTACATTACAGGCTACTCTAAGAATAGTAATTTATATGGTTGGCAGAACGCTAAGAACAATATAGATAAATCGAATATGTTGATTATATTTGAAAGTGAAAAGTCAGTCATGAAACAAGATACTATCGAGCAAGGTAATGGTTTTGCAGTGTCAGTTGGCGGACATTCTATATCAGACACGCAGGTTAAATTCATTATACAGAATACGCCGATTTACTGTGAGATAGTAATTGCTTTTGATAAAGATGTTACTAATGATACGGAAGAAATGGAGCAACTATGCGATAGATTTAATAAGTTTAGAACAACAAGTTATATTCATGATAAGTATAACATATTAGAAAGTCATGATGCCCCCATTGATAGAGGGGTTAAGCGTTGGAAATACTTATTAAAGCATAGAAAACAAGTGAGTGAGGGGAGATTGAATGATTAAGATTGCACTAATGGGAAAAATGCGATCAGGTAAAGATAAGGTTGCAGAAATGATTAATCAGGGAATAGGACATGCTATATCATGCGAACAATACGCTTTTGCTGACGGTATTAAAGATATTCTTTTAGACTATTTTTTGGAAGACGTTATTGAGCTAGACAAGCAGGGGAAGAAGCCACGTCATCATTTACAGCATATTGGACAAGAGTTTAGAAAACTAAACGAGGGTGTTTGGATAGGTTATTTAGACAGGACTATCAAGGCGAACGCACATCTTCATAAAGAAGCAGGTTATCTAGATAGATGTGTAATCATCACAGATGTCCGACAACCTAACGAGCATTTTTATGTTAAAAATTTAGGTTATCATATCATCAAAATTGATGCTAGTGATGAGATACGTATTAAACGTATGGAAGACTTGAATGAAATAGACGGTTCAACAGCAGAACAAATGCAACATGAGACTGAAAAGTATATTGATTCACTAACTTATGACTATATTATACAAAATAATGGATCGCTAAAGGATTTAAAGCGGAGAACACGGAGAGTTTTACAGGATATTATGAAAAAGGAGAGTTCTAAATGTAATGGCTAGATTATCAGACGAAGTAAAAGAGAAGGTAAAAAAAGCATACAACACAGACAGGTTATGGTCTTTTTCAAGAATATCAACATTCTTAGACCACCCTTGGATATACCGTATGAATTATATTGAAGGCATTCGAGGTGGAGATTCCTGTTATACCTACTGGGGAACAGTTGCACACGACTTGCTAGAGAAGTTTTACAATAATGAGAAAGGTTACGCTTACGAGAATCTAATCGAGAAATTTGAAAAAGCTCACGTAGAATGGGCGTTCACGGACGATCCAATGCTTAAGTTCCCTACCTCGAGAGACGGTTCTAACAGTATCCGAGATGGTTATATTCATAATTTACGTCACTACTACCAAAACTTCCAATCTATTGAGCATGACGTGACATGTGAGATGCCTGTTAGATTGATTATGAATAAAGATACAGATGAAAAGACAGAAGTTTTAATTGGATATATTGATGCTATCTATGAAGACGAAGAGGGGATTATCAACTTAGTTGACTTTAAGACATCATCTAAAGGACAGTTCACAGGCAAGAAGTTAGCAGAGAAATCAGAGCAACTTAAGGTATACGCCCTAGCTTATGCACAAAAGAATGGTGTCCCACTTGAAGACATACGTATGCGATTTGACATGATGAAATATTTGTCAGTCAGCTACAAGCAAAAGAACGGCAAAATTCGTGAATTTGCTAAAGAACGTAAAGATTGGGTTAAGAGTATGGAGAAGAAATTGTACACTGACTTAACTCATACAGACATAGCTAACTTAGACCCATTTGAAGCACAAGAGTTATTAGATGAAGCGATTGAGTTTAACAGTATTAAGAATTTACCAGAATCAGTACAAGAATTATACAGCATTAGCAATTATTATATTGATGTCACGATTGACAAAGAAGAAGCAGAAGAGTTATTACAAAAGCTAACAGATACAATTAAACTAATTCGAGAGAAAGAGCAAGGCGATATTGATGAAGAGTTCCCAGAGCCAGAGATTGATGGTTCAAACAGATTCTTCTTTGAGGTATTGAATAGCGAATTGTTAAAGCACCACAAAGGCTACCAAGAGCAAAAAGAGTTAGAAGAAGCTAAGAAAGATACAGAAGATGTATTGAGTGCATTCTTTAATTAGGGAGGAATTAGTTATGGAGATTAGTGATTCAATTATTAAAGGAAGATTCGGCGAAAAATCAACTTACGAAACAATGACAGAGGTTGAACGTGCGATAGAAGAGCTCCAAAGAAATGAATTTCTGAGAAAAATAGTGATTCGAAACAATAATATTTGGAATGATGACGATTTATTCAGAGCGTTAAAGGAGTTAAAGGTTAAAATAAATGGTGGTTTCAGAACTAAATCGTGTCTTGTCGCGGAAGATGTTGCGATATTCAAAGAGATATT